CGAGCGCGTCAAGCTGCTGGCGCTGTCGGAGCTGCGAGACGACCGTCGCCTCGGTGACGCGCAGGGAGGCGTCTAGCAGGCTGCGCACGGCGGTCGCGACGGCCTCGTGTAGCGGCACGGTCCACGCGTCCGCAGGGCAGCCATACGCGTCGGCAACGCGCGCGTCGGCCATCATGGCGGCGAGCAGCGCGCGCTCGGCGCTCACGTCGCAGAGCGGCTCAGCCCTCGAGGTCACGGTACGGCTCCCTTGGCTTCGGCGGTGGCGGCAGCTTAGCCGCCCAGTCAGCGCACCACACCATCGGATCGATGGACTTCGACGCTTTTCGCCACGCGTCGTAAGCCGCTCTAGCAACTGCGTGCGGGTCGTAATCGCCGTTATGAGCGAACGCCATAATCAGCGCGGCTGTCTCGCGTGCTTGGCGACGATGGTGAAGAGCAGTCGGAATCTTCCACTCGACGCCGCGCACGTCGCTGACAGCGCGCTCTAGATCGCGCTCGTTGAAGTTTTCAGCGTCGGGCTCTGGGAAGCGAAGCGACTCGTCCACCAACCCGCTGCTAGACGGCAAGGCAATGTGCTGTTGACCATCGCCCAACACGCTGTTTTGGTTTTCTTCTTTGGAACGGATAGGAACGGAATGGAATGGTATGGTATGGGCACTGTTACGCGTAACGCTCGGTGACGCGTTACTAACGCGTTCTTCGTGCGTTACATTTTCTGGCGTGTAACGCGTTACATTTCCCGATTCTGTAATCATTTCGCTGGGAGCGCCGCGCTTTTTCTCGCGCTTATTGTCCCTATACCGGCGCACTCGCTCGGCTGTTTCAGCGCGTGTCAGCTCGACATTCTCGCGCGACAACTGACGTTCCAGCCAGTTGTGGAAACGAAAACCCGTCGCGGTTTTCTCCCAAAGTCGCACGCGCACAAGCTCGGCCGCAGCCTTTTGGTGACGCGCGATGCCCAGTCGCGCGACCTTCGCCGCACTGATTTCCCCGTCCGTGAGGTGCTTTCCGCACCAGCTGCCGGCCAGCGTCCAGAGCGCAATCGCGTCTTCGGCGTGCTTGCCCTCAAGCAGCGCCTCGACCTTCGGGTGGTCACAAAACCCGTCGTCTACTCGGAACCAGACCATCAGCGCACCTCGCTTGCGGCGCGCAATCTAGCTGGACAGACGACCGTTATCGGTGTACAAATTGCCATCGGGAAACCCCTTTTTTCTCGGTCACGGGCTCGGGCGTTTGCGCGCCGCGAGCCCATTTCTATTGAACCGCGTCAACGCTACGCGATAGGCCGCGCCGCGTCAACGCTGCTCCGCGCTGTTCGTGCTGGACACCGGCCTTATCGCAATACGCGCGAGCGCGCCCATGGTGTCATCCAGCTCCGCGAGCTGCGCGAGGTCGTGCGCTGGGATGCGCCGCATCTCCGCGATGAGTCGCCGCCACGTCGGGCGCGGCTGGTCGAGCATCGCGCGCCACTCAGAATCACGGGCCGCGAGCGCGAGGTCAATGCGCGCACGAGCGCGAACAAAGTCGGCCTGCACCTCGTCGATGTGCCGCGTGCAGTCGGAGACGTCGAGCGCCACCATCGCGCGCCACGCGTCGAGCACGCGCGCGTCCTCGGGCAGCCCCCACCACGGCGGCAGCACGGCGCGCCGCTCGATAGCGTCGAGGTCGGCTGCTATCAGCGCGGAGAGGCGCGCGCGGCGCACGTCGTCGATCACGCGTCGGCCCCTTCGTCGGCGCGCGCGATGAGCGCACGCAGCTCCGCGCCTCGCCGGTCGCGATAGCACGTCAGCTCGTCCGCGAGGCCGTGCTCGCCAGTAGCCCGCAGACGCAGCACCTCCGCGCCCATGTCGCGCATCTGGCGGACGTAGTCGGCCCGCAGCGTCGCAGGGCACAGCCTCGCGGATGTCGTCATTTACGCATCCTTGATTCTTTTCGATGCATCACGCAATGCGTGAAAACAAGTCGGCAGTTTTCGGTGTTGCCGCTTCGTGTAGGTTGCGCGCAGCTTGCTGGTAGTAGCTGGTTTTCAGCTCAGCGCCGATGAATCTGCGCCCCTCTTGCAATGCAACGTGCCCCTCGCTGCCGATGCCTGCGAACGGCGAAAGAACAACATCTCCGGGCGCGCTCCAGAGACGCACAACACGTCGAATAACCTCGAGCTGAAGCGGGCAGATGTGCCGCTCATCTTTGTCTTCGCGAGCGCTTCGATGTTGCAGCGTCTCCGATGGATTGATGTCAGCCGTGCACTTTGCAAAACCCTCGTTGTCAGCTTCGCCAGTCGTAACCCAAACTGGCGATGCATACCGCTGCCACGTCTCTACCTTCGCCAGCGCGTCAGATCCAGTGTGCGCGATCGGGTCTGGATTCTTGCCAACCTTGCGGATGACCACGACATAGTCAGGCAGTCCTTGACGCGACATCGAAGAGTCAGTCCGGATTGTCTTGTGGAGCAGGCCGAGCGACTTCGTGCGCTGCATGGCGGTCACGGGGTCTTTCCAGATGCAAACCTCACTGTGGTAAATCCCGCCCGCTTCAACAAACGAGCGAATCAGCTCTCCGCGGAAGTCGCGAATACCGATCATGCCGTCGCGCGTCTTGCTCGTCGGAAGTTGCATGCAATGCACAGCAATCAACCGGCCAGGCTTCGTCACGCGAAGAAGGTCCGCGACAAGAAATCGAAAGTGCTTGGCGAACTCATCGCCATCGATGCTGTTGCCCATGTCGCGTGGGCTTGCGCTGTAGGTGTAAAGACTTGCGAACGGCGGCGAAAACACCGACAAGTCAATGCTGTTGTCGGGCAGCGCGGAAACAGCTTCGACGCAATCTGCGTTGTAGAGCGCAAAACGATTGGTGACGACTTGTTCAATAACCTTTGGCATAATCACTCCTCTTTCTGGCACCACGCCGGGATCGTCATTTCGACGCTCGGCTGATAAGGGTTCCATTCCTTCGCTGATCCGCGAATTGACATGCGCTGCGCGTCTCGCATGTGCTCCAACATTCCATCGGCCATACGCTGCGCGTCTGCCTCTTTCCTCGCCATGTTGGCGCTGATCGCGCCTTCCGTTTCTGCGCGGATGACGTACGCGTGCACGTCGCGTTTCTGCCCGTAACGCCAGAATCGGCGCAACGCCTGATAGGTCTGCTCGTAGGAATGCGACGCGCCAACGAAGACCGTGCGCGCGCAGTGCTGGTAGTTCATTCCCCAACCAGCTATTGATGGTTTGCTCACGAGAATCTGGTATCGGCCCTCCGCAAACCCTAGCAGCCGGTCTGCTTTCACGCCTTCTGGCATCCCTCCAGAGACTTCCACCGCGCCCGGAATCGCTTTCGTCAGAGCCGTGCTTTCATCGTTGAGCTCGCACCAGATCATCCAAGGCTCATGCGGCTCGGCTGCTACGAGTGCCGCGGCCTCATCTACTCGCTTCGAGAGAGTCGATCGACGGGTAGCGCGCTGGTCTGAAAGCGTCACCACGTCAGGCGCAAAGAGAAACCCCTCGCTCCACGCGTCTTGATGGTCCACCGGCAAGACACGGTCGCGCATGATGAGCGCTGGCATCTCGTAGCCTTCATCCGAATAGCCGAGGTCAGATGGTTTCCGGATGAACGCAGCCCATGCACAAACCCATCGCCAGAAAATATCTTCAGCGTGCCCTTTCAAGCGCCATTGCGAGGTGTCGCCACCATCGTGCACAAAGTACTCCGCGAGCATTTCCGCGCGCGTCTTGACGCCCAGGAACTCAGAATGATTGCCCAGTTCCATATGGTCATTGGGCGCTGGCGTCGCAGTGCATGCCAGACGATATGGGACGTGGCTAAACCCTGAGATGATTGCATTGCGCGTCGCGCCGTCGTAGCTCTTCAGAATGCTCGATTCGTCCAGGACAATACCGGCCCACTCCATAGATGCGAATCGTTCGAGCCTTGCGTAGTTCGTGATCAGAATCTTTGAGTTGCTTCGCTCCGCATCAGCGATTGACTCGACGTGCTCGACTTCAATTCCAAACCGATCTCCCTCCCTACACGTCTGATCTGCAACCGCGAGCGGAGCGAGAATCAACACCCTCCCGCTTGTCTCACGCGTCACCACGTCGGACCACACGAGCTGCATCAAGGTCTTGCCAGTTCCGCAATCGGCAAAGATGCATGACCGCCCTCGACGCAATGACCATGCGACGATGTCTCGTTGGTAATCAAACAGCAATTCGTGTAAATCATCGCGATTTACGTCGAGCCCTTGCGTGTCAACGCTTTTCGATTTGTGCGCGACAAACGCATCGTATTCATTCAGTGAAATGCTTCTTCTACTCGTTCTCCGCATCATCCCTCCGTGGCGCCTTGCAGGGCGCGAAAAATGGACCGGCTGAGCCGCTCGCCTTTGCATCGCGCGGGACGTGACACGCTCCGCGGCGAGCTAAGCTCACCGCTGCAACGGCTGCCGGTCCGTAAATCTTGATAGCATCTATCGCGCGCACGTCAAGGCACATCCCAGAACGCATTGCGCGTCACGCCACACGCCACGCGCGTCCAGCCTGCGCCGACAGCGCGGGCGTAGTCGTCGCCGGTCGCAGCGCCCCAGTGCTCGGCGGCGCACGTCCCCGGCCCGCCAGCGGCTGCGGCTTCGAGGGCGCGCTGGTAGACCGCGGCGAGGCGCGGCGACGGGTGCGCGTCGGGCAGCGCGCGGATGCGGGCCTGCCGCGACGACGGGACGCGCGCGCGATGCACTGCGCAATACGCTCGCGCGACGGCGGCGGCGCTCATGCCGTGCTGCGCGCCGCGACGCTCAAGCACGTCCAGGATGGCCGGCCAGTCGGTGCCGCGTTCGTCCTCTGCGACGAGGCAGCGTGCGACGTCGGCGAGCGCTCGCGCGGAGGGCCGCGACTGGGCGGCACCGTCGCATGTCGAGCACGAGCCGAAGCCGAGCACGCACAGCAGCGCGCCGAGCACGATGTCGTCGAGGATGCGCGTCACGCGTCACCTCCGCGGCCGGTCATCGTCGGCAGGCCGTCGTCGGCGTCGCGACGTGCACGCCACGCGGGCAGCGAGATGTCGTCATCCTCGCGCGTCGCGAGCAGCGCGGCGATGGCGGCATCACGCAGCGCGCCGATGATCTCGACGCCACCGCGGC